CTGCCAGTTTAATGACTTTATATATAGCTAAAATAATAAGAACTGCTTATTTTCCTAAATCAAGTGATGACAGCGTATATATTACAGCTGATACATATATAGAAACTTCTATAGATGAATGGCGCGATGCCGTTCAAAAATTCAAAGAAAGAAATCTTAGAATTAAGAGTGATGGACGTGATTATTCCCTTCAATTTCTTGAAGGAGCTACTAACGTAACTCAAACTGTTCAGGATAGGATGAGAGTCATCTCATTAATTTCTGAAGACGGTTATGTCAACATGAGTCAAACAATCATTTCAGGTCGAAGAGCTATAGTGCAAAGTCATTCTTTTTCTAGTAAAGGAGTAGCAAATGTATATAAAAATTGGGCCGCTGCTCAAAATAACATTTGTGAATTAAACAACGTACCGTATACAATAATAAAAGATTATCCCCATATGGATTTAGCAGTTATTGAATTTGAATTAACTGTGGGACCCTACCAAGATTCTTCCAATTTACTATTTCCAATTCATCCTGGAGATACTAATAGGAAGAGAAACATTTTAAGTTTAGTTTCTAGTGATTTTATTTTACCTTTGACTAATAATTTTTGCGTTAATAAAGAGTCTTTTATTATTCAAACAATGAAGATTTTGAGAGGACAAAAAGATATAAAAGTACCCGCTGGTGCTGGAATTCATTATCCTCTTTCTGCTGATGGTTTATGTGGAACTTTGGTTGTAGATCGTTATTATGGTTTAGTTGGAATTCATATTGCTGGCAACGGTAATGATGGATTTGCGATGATGTATAGTTCTGATGTTTTAAGTGAATTGCGAGATTTGCTCAAAAACAAAAATCCTATACATATGGAATTTAAGAAAATAGAAGATCCAGAATTTTCTGGTATTAAATTGTATAACGAAAAATATCCTTCCAAGATGCCTTTATCCCAAACCAGTTTAGTTGAGAGTGAACTTTTTGATGAGTTGAAAGATCTAGCAACAGATCTAGGTGAGAAAGTTCCTCCTAATTTTCAAGCGTTTGGATCCAAAACCCTAGAGGTTATGGCATCAAAATCTTTTAAGACTATACCGATTATACCTAATGATGAGATTGAATTTGGTAAAAAATGTATTGAACAATTTTTTATTGAATTTGACGATTTGAGTGATGCCGAAGTAATACACGGCAATGACGATTTAGCTTCCATGAATAAAGATTCAGTTAATGGATTTGGGTATGGTAGAGACAAAGAAGATTACATAGATATTACAACAGGAACAATGACACAAGAGTTTAGAGAGAAATTAGATGATTTTATGGACAAATGTGAAAACGATCGATTGCAACCAGAAGACTTAATGTTTTATGAAGCTTTGAAAGATGAATTAAGACCAATTGAAAAAGCTAATAAACCTAGAAGTTTTCGCGTAGCTCCTCTACATCATACTTTTTTGGTTAAGAAATTTTTAGGAAAACTGTTTGTTCACTGTCGGAAAAATATGTGGTTTAATCAGATTGCGGTAGGAATAAATCCTTATCGTGATTGGGACAAATTGTATAAACATTTAAAACTTTGTTTTATTTTGTTTGATGGTGATGTAGGAAATTGGGATGGTGGAACTGCTGCTCAAGTTCAAGACGCTATATCTCAAGTATGCTTAAAATTTTACAAAGGAAAGAATTCGAAAACTCTCGCTAAATTATTATGTTCAATGATAAGAACATTTGTTCTTATTAAAGAAAAAGTTGCCTTAACTACTCATTCTATGCCATCTGGTTGCTGGGTTACTGCTTTTTTCAATTCGCTATACAATAGATTTATTTCTGCGATGGTCTTGTATAGAGAAATGAAGAAAGATGGTAAAACAGCTTCTGTTGCGGATTTTTTAAATTTAACTGATTTTGTTTTAGGTGATGATAAACTTTGTGGTGCTCCTGAATATTTGTCTAAATATTTTAATGCTTTTACTGTTAAAAATTATTTTAATAGTTTAGGGATGAAATATACTGACGGAGAAAAGGGTGAGATCACTAGTGCTTCGAAACCTATACATGATTTGTGTTTTTTAAAAAGATCTTTTAAATTTCATCATAAGTTAGAAAAGGTTGTAGGACCTTTATCATTGGCTACTTTAGTAAACAGTTTGCGATATTTTGATTCTTCCAGAGATTATGACGAAGTTATGAAAGGAAAAATGACTGCTTTTCAATTTGAAATTTATCTTCATGATAATGAACAATTAAAAGCTAAAGTTTTGAATGCAGCTTTCGATTGTGATTTTCCTTTAACAGAATTTTCTGATCATCATATAATGAAAACTATGCATGAACCTCAAACTTATGCATTTATAATGAATCAATTAGGTAAAAATATCAAAACCTATTTGTAAATAAGATTTGTATTTTAGAATAAAAATACGCAGTGGAGACAATGCTCTTGTCCAAAGGTAATATAAGATTTGCATTTTAGATTAAAAATGTACAGTGGAGACAATGTTCTTGTCCAAATTTTTTATTTTGAATTTTTTAAGAAAATGTTCCAACTTTTATTTATTTTCGAGTTATAAGATTCTAGTCTCGAGAAACGCTACGGATAAATACATTATAATTAGAGACTATAGCAATTTTTAATGATAGATTGCTTGTAATATAATATCATTTCAATAATTAATAATACAGACTCACAATTTTTAAAACGCGTCGCTTTCGATGTTCAAAAGCGAGCTCAAGATGCTTCTACTTCTGTAGCATCCATCAAAACTAGAGATATCCAATATTCTCCAGATGAACATAATCAATTTCCTGACATAGATATTTCTGAAGAATTCAGAATAGACACAAAACCTTTCATTAATAGACCTTATTTTGTGGAAGCCATTACTTGGTCTTCACAAACTCAATACACAATTCTACCAGTAAATTTTAGTAGGCTTCCTCATGATATTTTAATTTCTAATGCTTCTTTGGAAAATGCTATTAAATTAGGGGCGTATTATAGGTGCGATTTATCTTTGAATATTTCCGTTGCAGGAACAATAACCCATGCTGGGTTAATTTTAGCAGCTATACTACCTCCTTCTTTTGGCACTTTACCAGTTTCTACAAATTTCTATACTTTAATCAATACCGCTTTATCCGGACCTCATGCTTTTTTAAGTGCCAATGAAGCTACGTCTGTTATGTTACACGTACCTTGGTATTGTAATTCAGACCTAGCTAGTTTAGATTTATCCAAAACATTGCTTTCTAGAACTTCTATAGATATAAATAATACTCCAGGCAATTTAGGCACTTTAGTTATGATAGTCATGCAACCTTTAGCTCCTTCCGATGGTTCTTCAAAATCTTTAGATTTAATTGTAGAAGCTTTCTTCAATTCTTTAGACATTTTAGTTCCTAGTCCTAAATTTATACAATATTCTCCTACTCCTCCTACTCAATATACTCAATATAAATCACAAGGTTTGATGTCTATCGGTTCTAATATAGCAGATGGTGTTACATCATTTGTAAAATCAACTATTGGAGACGGCATTGATATGCTTAGATCATCTTTTCTGAAATATACCGGCTTACATAATACCAACATACCTACAATAAATAATCGTTTAATTTTGACTCAAAGAAATTTTCCAAATGTAGTAGATGCTCCTCAATTTATTGAGAAACTTGATCCTTTTGTTACTACTGACAGAATTTTGCAAAGACCCGAATTTAATACTTTTGTTGATGAAATGTCGATTGCTCACATTTTAAGCAAAAAACAATTCGTAGGTACTTTCAAAGTCAACGCAGAAGATCAAGTTGGCAGAATGTTATGGACTCGACCTATTTCTCCTTTTCAAGGTGGTTTATCTTCTGAAGGGTTATCTATCGCTAATAATATCGAACTTTTTCACTTTTTATCAAGAGGATGGAGAGGATCTATAAATATACATATTCAATCAGTTATGAATAATAAACAACAAGTAAAATTACGTTTATTACAATTATACAATCCAAGTTTATCTATAGGTTCTTCTTATCCCCAATATCGTTCTATTCTCAATGCTCCTTCTCATTTAATGGAATTTACCGCAGGAGGTGAAGTCCAAACAATCAATATCCCATATTTGTGTAGAAACAATATTACACCTTGTATGAGAGATATGTCATCAGAATCCTTTTTCCATGGGCAATATTATATTTATGTAGCTCAACCTTTAGCAAATTCATCAGGATCTCCTTTGGATATTAATTTTAATATATATATATCTGTAGGCGACGATTTTAAATATTATGGTTATTCAACCGAATTGGCGACTATGTTTCCTTTAATAGATTTACCATTACAAACTCTTTATGAGCCAGATTCAACTAAAGCATTTACTTCTCAAGGTATTGAAGTTATGAATGAACCTCAAGACCAATCTTCTATTCTTAACCATTCAGGTGGCTCAGGGCAAACCCAGGAATATCAAGAAAGACTTTATGCACCAGTTGACATTAGACCTTATATAAGGAGAATGTATAAAACTAAAACAGTTAAAGTACAATCATCCAATTTCGTTATTATATCCTTAGATTCTTTAATCGGAGATTCTGTCGTTATAGGACAAAACGTTACACCCTTACAATTAATAACATCCATGTATTATGGTAGACACATTGGACTTAAAATCAAAATTAAGAACAATGCAGCTTCGAATTTGACTATTAGACACATTCCACCTAATTATTTTGTTGACGATTCCTCTTCTTTATTACTTTCGTGCCAGCCTTTTTTAGATCCTGCTAATTATCTTGAAAGTGTTAACTCTGCTTCTTTTCCTTTTCCAATACAAGAACTTCCAGTTGTATCTCATATAGGTGCAGGTTCTGTACAAAATGAATATGAGGTCATTATTCCAAATAATTCTTTCTATAAATTTGTCGGATCTCCTTCAGTATTTTCTACCACCAATCCCAATTTATCTACTGTAGGTTTAGGCCATTTGTTGATAGTATCTGAAGACGTTGTTACTATAGAGGGGCTTTCCATAATATACGTTGGAGCTTCAGATGAAACTCGTTTAGGATTTCATACTATAGCTCCATTATTTACACCTGTAACAATAGCTTCTGAATTATTAACTGCGTATTCTGGAAATTTTTCTACTGGACCTGCGGCACAACCTTCTATAATACGAAATCCATTTTTGTATTACAGTAGGGTTTAACTCACTTTGAGTATAACTAGCGACACACTTTCGTATTTTAGTGGACCGTTCACCCTGAACCAAACTGGAAACTTTTAGCTATATAGCTTAGGAAGTTTACTCACC